CCGTAGCCGTGCCGTACGATACGCCACCCCCTAAGTTAAAAAAAGTGAAAGTTGACGCCGACAATGCAAGTAAATAGCCGCCCCCATATTGCGCCAAAGCAAGCGAACCGCTTGTGTTAATAGTTACCCCAGCACCTGCAGTAATTGTGCAAGTGCCTGCACCTTTGTTTGCGACCTGAATAACGTCGCCAACCGTAAAAATTGAGTTGTTAACCGTGATCGTTGTAGCGCTTGCGTTATTCATTATCGTGCGTTTTGTTTCGTCGCCTGCGATCAGCGTGTACGACGCAGTTTTATCCGATATCGGTAAATTTTGTATGTCGTTAAGTTGCGCGGCCGTTAGAACCTGACCAGCAACAAACGGGAACGGTGTTGTCATATTTGCCTACTTTACCCTAGAGCGTTGTCTGCGTTGATGATACCAAACGACGTGTCGTCAAGTATCAGCTCATAAACGATGATTGTTGGCGACGTGTAATAAGTGACGCTATGCCCGGTATTGACGTTGATCGTATGCTCGATGCCTTCGACTGCCAATTCTTGTGCCAACTCGGTAGTTGTCACGCCTGACGTAAACGACTTTTCAATCGTGATTGTGTCGCCTACGTCAATCACGGCCACCGTGTCACGTTGCGCGCTTGACAACAAAGCAAACGACGTGGCTAATGACGTGTACCGTGCCTCAGGTTCAGGGTCAAGCAAATATAAAGCCAAGTCAAGCGCCGCCGTGTCGTTATGCAAAAGGCTGTTAGTGATGCTGTAAGTCTGCACAAAATATTTAGTTTGACTACCAGCGTCGTCAGCAACCTGCGGATTGTTACTGCCAAGTATCTGCACGACTGCACGGTTAGTAACCTGATCAGCTTCAAAAGTTATGCCAACGCCGTTGTACGGAATGTTTGTGCCGTCATCATGAAAGTCTGCTACCGACGGTGTAAGCGTTGTACCTAGTCGAGCGTCAAACACTAAATCGCCGTCACGCGACATAAACAAACGACCTTGTTCAGCCTCGTTCACGTCAGACAAATAGCCAAGCACGTTTGTGCCCTGCGCAACCGTGAACGCCGCTGCACCGCCAAGCGTCTGCGTGCCTGTAGCAATGTCGCGCGTTAACGCTGGAAACGCAACCTCAGGCCGATCAAGTACCGCCGTGACTCGAGCGCTAGACAATTCCTCGCTGACATTAAACTCGTCTAAAAACGTTTGTGCCAGCAAATAGAAATCGTCTGCACAAAACACGGTCACGGTGTCAAGACCGCCAAGCGCAAAATTGTAATCAAAATTCACGATCACGCCGACAAAGAGGTACTCTTTGACGTTTAACGAACTGTAACGCGATAGGCGCACTCGACGCATAGGTGCAAGACCCGGTTGTGCTTGCGGTGTGTCGTAATACGGCGACTGTGTATCAAACGGGTTAAAAATACCTGCCGTGTCAAGCATCGTAAACGACATAGTGCCAGCACTAAATTGGTCGCCCTGATCGCGTCGCCCACGCTTAACCGTAATGCTGTTAACGCCGTCAAGCACGCTCGCAAAATCTGTCGTACCGTTCAACACATACGTTGTGTTATTTAGCAAACCTTGCACCGGGTCGTCAAGCAAAAATGCGTCTTGAATAAACCCTGTGTCAATTTCTAAGTCATAGTTGCCACTAGCAACAACGGCTGTACCTGCCATTACGACGCAATCTGTAAGTCGAGTGGCCCGTTAGTGCGCTGATAGGCCAACAAACTGTTTAACACGCTTTGCCCGATCTCGGCGCTAGTTGACATACCGCCAGTCACGTTTATTGTTACGCCACCGCTACTACGCGCTGCGATGCGCTCAGCGTTGCCAAACGTAGTTAGGCCGCCTTGTATAGTCACTAGATCGCCAGCACCAGCACCAGTCCCGCCACCGCCACCGCCTGACCCGCTTTTACCACCACCACCGCCTGAGCCACCGCCTACAACTGGCGACACTACGGTTGGCATACCTGCCCCAGCCTCTCGAGCCATGCGATCTGCCGTGCGCGTATCGGCAGTTACTGTTGTGCCAGCGCCACCAATACGACCCAAACTAATCGTTGGCAATTGACCAATATCAGTAAACGGGTTTATCAAATTCATGCCGCTAATAATCAAGTTAATTGCGCCAATAAACGAATTAGCAAACAATTCAAAACCACCAATTAAACCGTTCAAAACTATATTTACGCCATCTCTAAAACTTTGAAACTTTGTGTATGCAATAGTCAATGCAGTTATTAAAGCGCCAATACCGATCATAATTATGCCAAAAGGGTTCAATGCCATTGCAATATTTACTGCAACAATTGACGCTGCAATCGCCGCAATCGTGCCAGCAATAATTGTAAAAGCTTTTGGATTGTCTTGTGCCCAATCTGCCATTTTTTGCAAATACGGCAAAACTTTTTCAATTACTGGCAACAACGCTGCACCAATTGCTTCTTGAGTTTCACCCAAACTATTTTTTAATATCTTAAATTTGCCTGCTGCGGTTTCTGCCGATCGAGCCGCTGCCCCGCCAAAATTGTCATTTAATGCAAGCATTACATCGTCAAGATCAGCGCCGTCTGCAATCATGCCTTTCATCTCAGGCGACAACGCTTGCAAACCTTTCATATTGCCGCCGTACGCTTTTGCAAGAGCGTCAGAAACTCCAGCCAAATTAGAACCAGTTGCAGTTGCAATATCTTGAGCAAGTCTTAAAGCATCAGTTGCTTCGCCAACATCTTTAGTACCAGTAAGCAACGCGCTAAACGCTGGCCGTAACTCGCTATCAGCCGTACCAGTCGCCCTTGACATAGCCGAAATCATGTCCTCGGTTGCTGCAACCGTTGCGTCAGTAGCGCCAACGACGTTTTGCATCGTGTTAGCCAAAATTGCTTGTTGTTGTTCGTCTTCGGCTGCCGCTCGAGCCGCCAAGCCAAGCGCACCCGCAACCGCCGTCAACGCCGCTGCCGCTGGCACGGCCGCTTTCTTAATAGCAAACTGTGCTTTTTCGCCAACAGTTTCTAATTGCTTAAATTCTTTAATTGCGCGGTCAAGACCTTTGCCGTCAAACTCGCTAATAATCGGAATAGATAATGCCATAATTAAATCCCGCGCTCAACAGTACGAATAGCGTTTTTAACAATTTTTTCTATTTCGCGCTCAACTTTTGCAATGTCTTTTTCAATCGCTGGTTTAAGTATTCGAGTCTGATCGCTGGCAACAAAACCAAGTGACGCGCCAAGCCTGTTTGTGCTGCGTCGCCCGGCTGTTTCCCAAACTGCGGTTGCTACGTTTTTTTGCAAAATCATAATTACGCCAACGGCTTTGCGTCGAGTGTCAAATTTCATTTGCACGCCTTTGATTGCTTTGTCAAGTCTAAACGGAAATATTTTGCGACCGTTGCTAGTCCAGCGCCTTGACATACCCGATAACGCATACGGGTGTTCTTCATCTTCTAATACTTCGTAAGCTTTTTTGCCAGCGTCAATCGCTGGTTGTGCAATGTCAGTTGCCTTTGTCTTAAATTCTTTTTGCAATTCAGGGTCAAGTTTTTTCAAGTTGTTTATAGCGTCTTTAACGCCTGCTACTTGAATTGTGGTTGATACCGGCATTGCGCTACCTCTTTTGCTTATTCAATAGCGTAATCACCGTGATTAGGTCGCGCGTGTCAAACTCAATTGTCGTAGGCCAATACCCTGTTGCAACTAACAATTCTGCTAGTTGCCGTCGGTAACTGCCTACGCCGTAAGGTTTGGGTCTGTCTCGTCTATCGCCTCAATAGTCATGTTTGGGTTTTCTTTAACCCAATCACGATATGTTGCAGGCATTTTTTGGCCGCTAAGTTTCAGCAAATTGTATGCCCAACAAACTAGATCGGTGTAGCCGATACCTTTGCCGTCACTAATTTTGCGACCTTCGGTTTTTTCCCATTCGCATATAACAAACATATTTGTTGTTAACTCGACTGGCTGTACGCCGTCTTGTAGATCTACTTTAAGTTTTAATCGCATTGCCTTGTCCTGTTCTCGGCCAGTTATGGCGCGTTAGATCACGTTACGTCAACTGTGTATGCGCCACCCATGAGTTCAATGTCGTAGGTAGCCAATTCACCTAAGTTGGCGTTCATTACTGGCAACGCGCTTAGGTAAGTGTTTGTCAATTCAAAGCCCGGGTTAGTTGCGGTGTTCGCGCCTGACGCTGGGGTTACTTTGATGTAACATTTTGTGCCGACAAGTGGCGCAAGAATTGCGTAACTTTCAGCTGATGCAAATGACGCATAAAGAGTTAATGTTGCGCTGTTTGATTGCAAGCCAGCGGTGTTAGTGCGGGCAGTCGAGCCAAACGCGGTGTCCTCAAGTGCCTCAACAACGTAGTTGACGGTAACTGCCGATACCTGATCGGTGATGTCTGTAGTCGCAGCGCTTGATGCGCCGATAAGCACGACTGGGTTTGAAAGATAAGTGCTAGTTGCCATTGTGATACTCCTTAGGTGTCTTTATAGTTTTACCATACCGCAACGATATGCGTGTGTATGCTCACGACGACTGCGCTTGCAAGCCAACTGCCACGTCATAACACGGATACTCTTGCCCGCCTATGTCGAGTGTGCCGGGTCTGCCTGACATTGCGATGACGCTTGAGCCAAGCACTAGCGCCGTGATCTGCAAAATCTCGCGCAACACGGGCAACCCTGCTGGGCCGCTGCCAACAATTTTTATCGGGTAGTCCATGCGTACGATGTTGCCGTTGCCAGCGATCGTCGTAAAACTTGGCGCTGTAATAAACACACAATTAGGCACAAGTTTTGTCGGGTCGTTCACTACCCGTAGCCCTGTTACGGCTGTCAGCGTGGCTGTGAGATCGTCTAGCGCCTCGTTAAATAGATCGTTGTACGGTGCAGGCACTACGCCACCGCAGGTCGGTCAATACCTAACAACTGTTTAACAATCGGTGTCATTGACTGTTGCGGTGCTGTACCCATGTTGTCAAACGACGCAAACACGTTTTCTAGACTGCCTCGACTACGCCACAACGCCGCGCAATACATGATCGTGCCGAGCGTTACGTCACCGCTAGGCGACGTGCTGAGACTGTCGTTGTAGCCTGCCTCTGCGCGACGGCGACTGCAAAACTGGTTGCCAGCGCTTACGGCCTGCGTAGCCAACGTGTAATCATCTGACGGGTTAGTAATTGACACACCTAAGTAGGTGACAAGGTTTGCGACCGTAACCCAAGTGCAAGTCGGTGTAAACGCAACCGTGCCTGTGTAGATCGCAACAAAATCAACGTCGCTACCTGTGCAGGCGTACAACACTTGATTAGGTACTGCAACCGTCACGTCATAATTAAATTCGCCTGTCGTACCGTCAACGCCAACGTAACGGTATTGTGGGCAAGCCAACACGGTGAACGTGCCGTTAAACGGTGCGCCTAACGCGCCTACAACTACGGTGTCACCAACCTGTATGTCGGTTGGCTCAAGCGTAGATATGCAGGCGTAGTTATCTGTTAATTGTTTGCTTGCTGTTGCGTATGTTGCCATGAGCGGTTTTGCCGCTTACGACTAGGCGACTGTGATCGACTGTACGAAGCGTGAACCTGCGGTTGCGTCTGCTGCATCTTGAAAGAATGTTGCAAAATAACCGTAGTACGAGAAGTTCTCGCCCAAAAGTGCTGGGTCGCTAACTCGCATAATTCCGCGTTGCTGTTCGTAAAACTCGATTGCTGGAGCGTGTACAACAAGCATTGTGCCTGACGCAAAGTTGCCGTCAACCACGATCTCAAGTCCCATTGGGTTCATGCCTGACCATGATGCGGCCGAACCTGCGCCCAATGTGTTTTGACCGATAAGACCCGGTGCGCCGATTGCTGGGAATAGTGGGCGCTTGTCTGCGTCAAGTTGACCGC